GGGATTGTGCAAAGCACCAACAGGATAGAAAAAATTCCGAAGAACTTGAAAAAACCTGTAATAACTAACCATGACCTAAGTCACTATCAATCATTATCAATCGAAAAATGCTCAATTAAAGGCTTGAGCCTTGCCTCACTGCAAGTAATTAGCGAAAGGGCTGGCAGTGGCAGCGCCAAGAAACTTCACCGCTGGGGTTTGTGAAAACCTACCAACGCGAAGATCATCGCCATACGCAAAATAGACGACAGGAGTGTTGATAGTTGCAGTCCTCGTTCCTGACGAGAACCACAAAGTCAACTATTCCATAGTCGCCACATTCGAATTCGTAAACTGCGTACCATTACGAAACGATTCCGCATACCCATACGGAATAAGAAATTCCTTTGCCACGGTCTCAGGACCGACCCATTGCCAAGCAGCGTTTTGGGACCCATCGGGCTCAAAGGAAGTCACACCTTGTGCGTTTATCGAAGACGCACTAACGAAAGACGAGGGAGATACAACAAGGATACGCTGAGAACCAGCAATCGAAGCGAACATCGCAGCGTAGTGTAGCGGCATGGAGAAGTAATTCAGACCATCGGAGAGAGCTCCGATCGCCGAAGATACGTGTCCCCACCCACCATACGGCAAGATGATGCGCTACGAAGTGGCAGCTGCCCTAGGAGCTTGAAGCACCTGCTTGGCCAGGCGCTACATCAAACCTCGAACTGAAGAAAATCCATTTCCGGGAAACAACAACGCATCAGTCTGATACGAACCGGTCGTTTCCTCTGGATTAACATGCTCTTCTTGCATGGGGGAGTCATCATCCATCCCCTGGAGTTGGATCGCGCCCTCAAACCAATTGGAAGTAGCCGTGGTTGGAAAGCTATTAATAAGAACATCACGCGGTTTGCGAAATTCCATATTTTCACATGCGCGAATCCAAATGGCAACATCAATCGTCGGAGCTGTTACCTACCCTTGCAGTGGGTTAACAATCACGAGGAAGAAGGTTCCATTTGCGGTTCCAGTGGGAAGAATCGTCGAACTCATGTCGTAGAGAGAGTTCTTTTTAAAAGGAGCACTGCGGGAAAATGGAATTCGCATAATCTTTTTCTGCCCAGGTTCGATATCAAAAACGGTGTTAAGGGTCAACGCAGTAGCGTCCCCAGAAGACCAACCGCTACCAAAAGGCACCCACGCCATCTACAGAGTTCCTCGATGCATCGAAGTACCAAAGGGCTCAACCATGACTTCCATATCTCCTCGCCACCACTCAAACGGAAGTCCAACATAACCAGCAGTCGAAAGCATTCGAATCGGATCGGTAGTTCCCGAACCTCCTGCTTTCATTGCTAACCCAGGAGTTATGTCGAAATGGAGAAGTCGAGAGTCCGCCGCCGCACTCGCAGCCCAGGACACCACTTGGTAACATGTCCACCGCTCGTACAAAGACGAGCAAGCACAAGGATCCGCTTCCGTTCCGCATGCAAGAACTGGATTCTTGTCAAGACGTATTCCAGGAATGAGCTAAACCTCCTCAACGCCAGGATTATCATCGCTCGCGACGGTATTTGGCATTCCTCGAACGGCGACCCCTTTCGAATCAAACTGCGTTCCGGTTCGTGAAAAGCCAAAGAAAGCAGCAATATTCCCAGCAGTTTCCGCTACCGAACTAATGGTCCCCGCGTAACTTCCTATAAAGGGAATCCCTTCAAGCTTCTTCGCCACACCTGCCACGGTATCAGCAACAGACGAAATTGCACCACGCGGTTTGCCCTTCCCTCCTTCCGCAAGGTGGGTAGCCGCTCCGTGAGCCATGTCCTTAAGCTTCCCCTGCATGACGGGAACAGTAAGGACATATCCGGGCATCAACCGTGCGTAAATGGTGATATTTCCCCCAGCAGTGGAATTTGGAATCGAGACTTTCGCAGGAGAAAGAGAAGTCAAGCTTACATTCCACATTGGAGTCGAAATACCATTAAACGGGTTCTCAAGGTAATCATATGGATAAAACCACGGCAAGGTCATAACCACGTCGTCGGCGCACGCATAGTTGATCGTAGAATGGAGATCCACCTACCGACAATTCACCGCGTACACAACTCCCCCGTTAATTGCTCCAAGGGACGCAGCGCTCTAATCACCAATCTTCAGGCATCCAGGAAGGGCACTAACCTCCATTGCTCCTGCAACGCCCGGACCCACTGATGTTTTAAACATCAACTGAAGCTCGCCGCGCAAAAGACCGTATCCGCGCACCTTGTCTCCAACGGTCGTTAATCCGAGGAAAGCAGCCCACGGATCAAATGTGAAAACTACTTCAGGAAGTGAAACCGAAGTATTTGGAATATTGAAAATGGATAGCTTCTGAAAGCGCGTAAGAAAATCATTGAGGTCCTGCTAAGGAACAACCTGATTAACAGGAGGCAGCGGTTCAGGTTGGTTACCCAAAACCGCTCCTCCATTCTCAATCGAGCCGACAGCCGTCGACGGCTCAGGAACCGCTACTTGAGCGGGAGCTTCCGAATTCGGAGGCATAATGTTCGGTTGAACTGACATTTCAGTCATGAGACCCGCTTTCCAACTGGTGCGGGACAACCCAGGCCGTAAAAAGACGCTTTCGCATTTCTTCACGGCGCACACCGTAAGACGGTGCGTCGAAGTTCGGATTCCCAAGAAGATTCTTTTCACGCGCCGCCTGAAGGCAGCGCTCAAGTAATCTCGAGTAAAATCCCTCCCCATGAAGCGCAGCTTCACGGAGGGCATTGCTCATTCCAACACACGCCTAATCACTCTCTGAAAGAGTCGAATCGGCGTGGATAACAAGCATTTTCGCAATCGTCTTTTCCGAAATCGGACAGAGGTAACGATTAAGCTCCTCATCGTACTTAAACGAGCGTTTCAAGAAGGAAGCCTCGGCCAGGGTGACTGGCGAAGGAATTTCTGTCTTTGCTGCGCTCGTAGCACGAAGTCCCAATTCCTCTCTCATGACCTTGTAGGGATCAGGCGAAAAGAGGACACCCGGCCTTGTAGCGGCCAACTTATCATCGCCATACGTGCACAAGGCACGATCTGAACGATATGGAAACTTCTCAGGATCAAATCCCTTAAACTCTCCCCGCCTCAACGCCTAACGTCCTTCAACGCATTCAGGTAATAGAAACGAAACCAACTCGGGACGAGCCCGGTAGTAAACGTAGCGATCACTGAACGACATGCAAATTCCATTACACTCCACTGTCCCATCCTGTCCAGACGGATTCCAAGGAGCCTCAAAAACGTCACCTTTGAGCTCATAATGGGTATGCATCAAAGCAAGGACCAACGATTCAACCTCATCAACTTTCAAGCCGAGGACGGAAGAAATAAAACCACACGCTAGCGCAACATGAGTCCAAATATTCCGAGACCAGTTCTTGTCAAGTTTCTCGACATCTTCCTCATCAAGCTTGTCAAGGGAGGGCTAGACAGATGCGAGAAAGGAGACGATCAAGTCGCCACCATCTCCTGACATGTCAACCCCAACAAGACTCTCAAAGAACCGCGGATGCTTCCGCATGAAAAGAAACATAGCCCGCCACCGACGGCGGAGAGCAATGTTCCCTGCGGCAGAAAGAACAGTAAACACCCGGGCGGCTTTTCCAGGTTTTACCCCTTCATCTTTCAGCACGCACCGCGCGAAAAAGACCGGTATGTTTCCTCGTGCAAGGACTTCATCAATCGCATCTGCACGCTTCACCATTTCAGGACTCATTCCAGCAACATCACCCTCACGAGCGTAGTGGAGAAATTTCTTTTGGTTAAATGGAGGTCCAACGGAAGTTTTCGGATTTATCGGATTAAGGAAGTCCTCCCTCTTACCAACAATCGCCTCATGTTCACTGTACTCACGGTATCCTTCCCTGTCAAGGAACTAAACACCGGAGACAAAGTCACAAATTGCGACAAGAGCTACTTCGAAAGAAAAGCCAGTGGTCGACTTCGCAGACAAGAGAGTATCTTGCCACGGAGACCACCACGCACCATTCCTCATTTCACCCTTGAATATTGGAGGACGCCAATAACCCCTTTCTCCACACCACTCCTCTTCAAAGTCACGAAAGAACTCGGCAGTAATCGTCGGACGAACTTGCGTTTTCGGGGTAGAGCCAAAGGGACGGGGATTCATCTCTCCAAGAGGCATCATAACACTTCCACGCGCCAGCGCAGTGCGTAACTCGGACTTCTCAGGCAAGGCGGAAAACTTCGGAGCCTCTTCCTTCGAAAACAAAGAGCCTATGTGTTCAGCTCCTTGGAAGATAACTCCCATTCGCGCAGAGGCCGCCCGGAGAGCCACCTACGTCAACGGCTCACTAAGCGACGTCAGGGCACTACCAACCTCAATGAGGCCGTAATGCATCGAGCGTGCAAACCAAGTCTTCCCAATGCGCCCAGCGTAAATGATTCCGCAATCCCCAGGAAGGGTACGATAATTCGTCGCCAGAATTGGTCCTTTAGGCATCGACATCATCCAATTCCTCTCGCAGACAATATCGCGATCTGG